AAAGATAGGTTTTGTAGCAATCAAATGGGGACATTATAAAAACCTAACACGCGAAAAAAATTCTGGGAAAATTTTTTCCCCCAAAATGTAATCAAAGAGGCAATTTTGCTCGGGAGGACCTTTTCAGGTAGTTAAGACGAACAGCTTCACCACGAATCTTTTCCTTCAATGGTTTCGATATAAGTTTAGGAACAGATTCGATGTCCAAACTATTTTGTTCACAGAAATAGACAATGGCATCGATGTAAGTCATAAACTCATCTTTTTGTACCAACTTTTCTATTTCTTGGGCAAACCTTGTTGGGCAGTAAAATTTGTTTTCTAAAACTTTTTCAAGTTCCTTTTCCATAGGTTTCCAGTTTGTATTCCACAAACTCTCTAATGTACTGTGTGAGTAATTTAATGTATTTGGTTTTATCATATTCTTCATAGACAACGCACTCTCCGTTTTCACATGCCATAAGTATTACAAGTTTTTTGACTGGAATATCAGTCAATTCATAGAACATACAAGCGTATGCTGCTGCTTGAACAAAATAGTGTTCAATCCACTCTCTTGGTTTTGGTTTTTTAGATGTTTTAAAGTCAATAATTGCTAGTTCTCCGTCATATTCTGCAATGCAGTCTACGGTTCCAGCAATTCCTAGATGTTTGCTATAAAGAGATCTTTCAAGTGCATGAATATTATCAATTTTATTCAGTTCCTTTTTCGAAATGCGAAAGAGCATTTCAGAAATCGGAAGAACATCCTTCGGCAAGGGGAGGTTCTTCAAATGCATCTCAGTAAGAGTATGCATATCAGTACCACGACTTGTCGCTTGGCGTGTGATTTTGTCTGCTTTTTCTTGACCTACTTTTCTCCGCCATTCTGCGAAGAAATCTTTATTCTTGTGACTAGTGACTGATGTAATTGATACGAATCGATGAAGTTCATCTCCGTCTGGAATTTTATAGTAACGAATTCCGTCAATTGTTTCTCTTTCTAAATCAGGAAGGGCACAATCTACATGATTAAATGTCATAGTTAAGTAGTTTCACTCTTTGCGAGAAGATATTCTTTGACGATTCCAGATCTAACGATATCATCAAGACCAAACTCAATTATATCAAAGGATGGCATTTTACGCAAAATTTTGAGGAAATCTACGATGCCATTTCTTTCATTCGTTTTTATAAGATCACTTTGAGTTCCGTCTCCACAGAACATGATCTTACAATTTTCTCCAACCCTGGTGATGATTGAATCAAGCTCATGGAAATTCAGGTTTTGAAATTCATCAACGATAATAATCGCGTTATCGATTGTAGTACCGCGAAGGAATGAGGTGCTCCAAAACTTGATTGTTTCCTGAGTTTTTAAGTTGCCATAAAGCATTTCAAATTCAGCATCAGATGGCATTTCAAACATGTATTTGACCATGTTTTTATATGGGATCTGATAAAGAGATGACTTGTCTTCATGATCACCAGGAAGAAATCCGATTTCACGAGTTGAAACAAGAGATCTTACGATGTAAACCTTGTCATATGGAAGATCCGTATCTAATACATCACTAATTGCGTTATAGAGTGTGATGAAGGTTTTACCCGTACCAGCAGCTCCATAAGCAACTATATTCTGACCTTTTTTATATGCTTCAAAAAGTAATTTTTGATTATCTGTAATTGGTTCAATTTCTATAAGGAGACTATCATTGATTGGTTTTCTCCTCTTCATCTGCTTTGCTGTCATTCCAACGCCAATGTTGTCGTTAGAAGCACTCCTTTTCCTTCTTGCCATAATGCTTAACCAATCTTCTTAACAGTGGATCCAGGCGCTCTTGACGCCTTTTCAAGGACATCGTTCCATCCAGGATTTTTTTGTATGAGTTTATCTCTCCATTCTCCGACTTCTCCGACGCCAGGGACAGTAGATGGATCAGAATAATCCCGTTGCCAATCAGGATTGTCTTTGCACCACTGGTCCCAGTCAAAAACACTCATTACAACTTCTTTTTGTTCGCCAGTTTGTTTGTTAATAACAGGATAAGTTGCCATTCTTTCTTATAATATGTGTGTTTATTTATCAAGTCCAGCCAAGTGCCTTTGCGACAGTTGGAAACTGCCCAGCAAAGATGCACTGACACTCCTTAGCAATGTCCATATGTTCCTTCTGAGTTCCGTTTGCAGAACGCAGATTGATATAGTGAATCCACGAACGGCAAGAGCCAGTCATATAGATTCGAGTTGGCGTACAGAGTGGAAGAACCATGCGAGCACACTCCTTTGCCACACCAACTTCAAGCATCTGATTGTATAGAGCAAAAGATGAATCAAACAAAGTTTTCATTTGACGATTCAACCTATCGACAGTCTCTTTATCCAAATCATCGATTGAGTTTTGACGATTCTTGGTATCTTGACGACGGAGTTCTGGAAGTTGCACACTTTCCAAGAGTTTTGCATCAGCATATCGTTGCGAAAACTCTTGATATGTAAAGGATCTATGACGCAAAATCTGAGCTGCGATAGCACGAGTGGTATTGATTTCGAGAGTCATGTATGCCTGCTCAAATACAGACCAATGTTGATGAGTAATGCAATACTTCAACAGACCCTCAAATGAAGGGTTTTCTTGATTATTTGGATTACTCACCCTGGCAATGTATGCCATGTTCTCCTCAGGACTAGGAGTGCATTGTACAAATTTAACGTTACCCATTCAAGATTCCTCAGAATTATTTTTCTTATATTGTTTGCGAACTTTTTTAAGATCTTTAAGTTCTAACTTGATGTTTTTATATGCGGTTTCCGCGTCTATTCTACCGCCCATTTCCATTGCACAAATAACATCGACACGAGTTCCAAAATGTGCCAGTGCTTTTTCAAAAGTATCTAAATCTTCATACATTTTTATCAGTCCATTTTTCAAGAGTCAAAATGTCTATGCGGGCATCAACCGCATCGATAGAGTTCATGAGTTCATAAAGTGTGTTAGTGGTTTCGATGTTTTCTTCTTCCAGTCTTTTAACATCAAGAAGAAGTCCATTGTATTTCTCTTCCATCTCTAAAAGTTTAGAGTAGATATCAATATCTTCGCACATAATAGGTTTTTGCGAAGGAGAAAGCATCCACTTTATAAATCTAAGCATCTGTTTTTGAACCCTGATCATCCAAGTACATTCTAAAATACTTATCGATGTTTGTACAGTCCTTGTTTCCCTGACTTACCCACAAATCACAAAATTCAAAAACTTGTCGGCAATGATCATTCAAATAATGAATCAAAGATCGTAGGCACTCAGCTCTAATCTGCATCCTTTCCTCCGAATATCTCCAATCATTCATAGTATGACTGTTCTGGGGATAGAGACTTTCTCTTTTAATCTGGTATGCCATCATCGTCGTTGCAAATTGAGTAGTTTGTTTTAAAACCTGGAAGTTTACTTAAATCTACTGATGTCTTGTAAGAATCTACATCAGAATATACTTCGGATTCTAACGCTTCTACAACAGATTTCAACTGTTTTACAATTTCTTTTAGTTTTTGGCGATCCATAGTTTCAGGTTCACACCTACTACTTATACAAAAAGAGGGGAGAATTCTCCCCTCTTTCGCACTTCCTTCACACCATTACATAATAGCATAAAAAAAAGAGGTCGTCAAGACCTCTTATTGTAAATTGGATCTACCAATAAAACTTGTTCAAACCACTCTCTGAGATGAATTCGGTAACAAGACCAATACTTGCAACCGCGATAGGTAAGTTGATAACAAGCAGGTGCTCTGTTATCTCTATCCATATCATCCCAGTGATAGTGGTAGTCCATTACTTACTTAACAGCAATACTTCTGCATAAATGAGAAGAATAAAAGCTGTTGATCCAACGCAAATTCCAGTGATCAATGGAATCATTTTCCTGAACCAACGAGTTGTGCTAGTGCTGCTGCGTGACGACGATCTTCTTTTTGCTTCTTCTCTTTGATGAGTTGAAGCGCATTGAGTTTCTGCATCACTTTGCCTCCTTTACAAAACGAACACCACGATAGGATTCGTTGTACTGCTGAGGCTGTTGTTGTGCTTGCTGCTGCTTACGAACTTCGGTGTCATAAGCAGTGCCACGATATACGACTTGTGCCATTTGTTTTTTCTCCAAAGAAATGAGATGGTTAAATCCCGTTCCTTCGGGCGGCGTTTGCGTTCGCTATTTGCGAATAGCGAATGAACGATCCGTTCCGCGTCGTCCTACTTGCGTCCTATTTAATTTTAGCACTTCTTAACTACGTCTCTTCGTAGTTCTAAAAGCAATCGGTCTTCCATTCTTTGATGTACTATATCGTCGTTTTTAACGATATCCATTAGTTCCCACGCTGCGTCACAACTTATAGTCACAGGATATGGATTTTGAAGTAGTTGTGGCGTTGAAACAGAAAGAAGTGGAACCCATGCTAAAAGCAAAAGTGCTTTTGTCATAGGATGAACGTGCTGTCATTATACGATGACAATACTATCTAGGCAATATCGTTTGTAAAATGAGATACCATTTTTACTATTATTTTAGATTTGCTCCTCGTCTTCCTCTAATTCCTTCAAAAGTCCAGTAATAATGTCCTCGGTTCCGTACATAGTTTTCAACTCGTACATTGGAGACTTCATATATCTTTTTAATTTTTTATATTTCTTAGTTAATTTTGCGACTGCATCGATGTCAATTGTAATTTTGGCATCCTTTCCTGTTCTTCCTTCGTTGGGATTGCCTCCAAATCCAGCACTCATTTTGATTTATTTCCTTTACTAGATTTCTTTTCAACGTTACCCCAAAGTTTTGGGTTAACTCTTCCTTCTGACTGATACCAAGGTGGTTTAAAATCCTCCCTATATCGGTCCCAATAATAATCGAATATCTCTACTTGTTTTCTTGGTTGTACAATGTCGTAACAGAGTTTACCATCATCAAGGTATGTAACTACGTAGGAATCATAAGGAAGATCTCTTGTGTTATGAACTGATAGATCGCAGTCCTTATGTAGTATGTTCAAGTTCTATTCCCCCATTTAATATCTGGATAAGCTTCTTGGACGATTTCCTGATTAATATTATATTTTTCAGTCAATCTCTTGTCCTTAACCAGTATAAGGATCTCTGCCTCTCTTGGGTGAAGTGTTTCAAGAATGTTAATAAACATAGTTTCTCTTCTGAGACCAGAGAGTTTATCGTTACCACCTTTGACAAAATTGTAAAGTTTTGTCCACTCTTTTCTGAGACTTGAACGAATTCTACCAGATGCTTCATTCATGGAAGAACTGTTTGCTCTATCCAGAGAGTCTACTGCGAAGTTAATCTTATCTGAGAGAGTTCCGCTCTGTGTGGCAGTATCTTCAAAGGTATTATATGGAACTGGACCATCTGGTAGAGCACTTCTGATACTTTCATCGAAGTTCCAGATAAAAATTGCTTTCAAAGAATCATGAGAATACTTTTTAAGA